AACGTAGCTGTAGGGTTTAATGCTTTAAGAGATCAAGATGCAGGCGCCGATGCTTACAATACAGCAGTAGGATATAGCGCGGGTAAAGAAGTTACAACAGGTGTAGAAAGCGTACTTATAGGAGGTCTTGCGGGGGACAATCTTACAACAGGTGGTTATAATGTAGCAGTTGGTTCAAGAGCATTATCCGCTGAAGATGAACATGGTCAAAACGTGGCTATAGGATACGGAGCATTATCATCACAAAATGCAGGAGCTCATGCTTTAAATACGGCTGTGGGATATACTGCTGGATTAGAAATTACAACAGGTACTAGTAACGTTTTAGTTGGTGGTATGGCAGGTGATGCACTTACTACTGGTAATCATAATATTGCGATAGGTAGAGACGCTTTAAGTAGCGAAGATGCTCACGGTTATAATATAGCTATTGGAGGTTATACTTTACAAGATCAAAACGCGGGATCAGACGCGTATAATATAGCAATAGGACATAATGCTGGTAAAGAAGTTACAACAGGAAATTATAACACTTTAATTGGTGGAAGTTCTGGAGACGCTTTAACTACTGGTAACAGCAATGTTGCTGTGGGATATCAAGCTCTTACTAATGAAACTGCAGGAGATAGAAACGTAGCAATAGGTTTTAGTGCATTATCAAATCAAAACTTTGGTTCTGACGCAGATACCTATAATGTAGCAGTTGGATACAATGCTGGTACAGGCATGACAACAGGTGTTAGAAACGTAATAATGGGTGGTATAGCTGGTGACGCTTTAACAGCGGGTGGTAATAATGTAGCAATAGGATACAATGCTTTAGGCACGGAAGATGCACATGGAAGAAATGTAGCTGTAGGGGCTTTTGCTTTACAAGCGCAAGATGCTGGAGCTGATGGATATAATGTTGCTGTAGGATATAACGCTGGTTTAAATGTTACAACAGGTATTAAAAATACAATAGTTGGAGCAGACGCTGGAGATGCTTTAACAGTTGGAGAAAATAATGTAGCTATAGGATATGAAGCTTTAAGCTCTGCTGTTGATGGAGATAAAAACGTTGCTATTGGTAAAGGTGCATTAAAAGTATTTGAAGCTGGTGATGGTGAAGGCCACAATGTAGCTATAGGTGGAAACTGTATGGAAAATTCAACAACAGGATTATACAATACTGGTGTAGGTTCTGCGGTTGTAAGTGCTGGTGTTATGACAGGTAGTTATAATACTATGATGGGTTATGCTGCTGGTAATACAATGACATCAGGACAATTTAATGTTTTATTAGGTGCGAATTGTGGCGATGCGCTTACTACTGGACAAAGGAACATTGCTATAGGATATTTTGCTCTAGGCGCAGAAGATGGGCATGGAAGAAATGTAGCAATTGGATATGAAGCTTTAAAAGTTCAAGACGCAGGAGCAAACGCCTATAATATAGCTATAGGATACCAAGCTGGTTTGGATATGACAACAGGTATTAATAATGTTTTAGTGGGTGGTGGAGCTGGAGAGAATTTGACAACAGGAGAAAGTAATGTAGCTATAGGAAAATCAGCATTATCTACTGAAAATACAGGCCATGATAACACTGCTATTGGGTTTCAAGCTTTAAAAGATTTCGATTATAACGGTAGTGGATACAATACTGCTGTTGGTAGAAGAGCAGGTTATGCTGTTTCAACAGGACTTAGAAACACATTAATAGGCGCTAGTGCAGGTGATGCTTTAACTACTGGAGATAATAATATAATAATAGGTTATGATGCAGCAGCTTCAGCTGTAGATGTTGACAACGAGATAACTCTTGGTGATTCTAATATATCTGCCTTTAGATGTAACGATCAATCAATTGCTGCTTTATCTGATGGAAGAGATAAATCAAATGTTAAAGATAGTGAATTTGGTTTAGATTTCATTGATTCAATAAGACCTGTAGAATTTACTTGGGATTATAGACCTGAGAATATGGGTGTAAAACAAGGTAAAACCAGAATTGGATTTATAGCACAAGAATTACAAGAAGCTATGCCTAATGGTGAAAATGAAATACTAGATTTAGTATACGATATAAATGAAAATCGTATAGAAGCAAAATATGGTAATCTAGTACCAATTTTAGTAAAAGCTGTACAAGAGCTTTCTGCTAAGGTAAAAATGCTAGAAAACAAGTAAATATATATAAGGATATATAAGTAATTAATAATCAATAACTAAAATTAAAATTATGACAGACGCTGAATACACTGCGGAAATGGGTGCTGCTGACGTACCTGCAACTATGGAATCAGTTTCAATAGTTGAAACAATTAGAGCTATCGATGAAAAAGATAGAACTGATGACCAAAAAGCTGAGCTATTTAGAAACGAAGGTCACATCGTTATTAAAATGAAATGGACTGAGTTTGTAAAAGCTTTATCTTCAGATCAGAAAGCTAAAATAGACGCTTTAAGTCTATAATTAAAAACTAAATTAAATTAAATAAAATGTGGAAATTAACTAAACAATACTGGAAAGACATGTGGAACACTCTATGGAGTAAAACCACTGTTGATGAAAAAGCTATTGCGACTATCAAAGAAGTTAAAAAAAGAGCTAAATTAACTACTCAAGAATTAAAAGATGTAGCTAAAGCTCTTAAAGAAGTTGGCAATCAAATAGGCGACATTGACAATGCTCTTAAAGGTGAAGAACGTAAAGGTAGAAAAAATGCCAAAAAGTAAAAAGAAATTTAAAGACACGACTGTTGGACAATTATTATTTGGTGCTGCTTCTGTTATTAATCCTACTTTAGGAAATGTACTAAAAGGTGTTACATCACCTCAAGAAGCAATAGCAGAAATAACAAAATCAGATGCACCTGCAGAAGATAAGGTTAAATTGCAACAATTAATATATGAACAACAGAATAAAGAATTAGAAGCTGTAACTTCCAGATGGGAGGCAGATTCTATGTCTGATTCATGGATGTCGAAAAATGTACGTCCATTAGTATTAGTATGGTGTATATGTATATTTTCATTAGCTGGAATATTAGATAGCGTTGAAACTATACCTTTTCATATAAATGCTACATGGAATGACACTTTCGAGAAAGTGATGATGGCAGTTGTGCTGGCCTACTTCGGCGGACGAACGACGGAAAAGGCAAGTAGTATTTTTAAAAAATAAATAATTAAATTAAATATAAAACCAAAAAATCCAAAATTATGGCAAAGAAAGAAAAAGAAATGAAAATTACAGATGAGCAATTAGAACAAGTAAGAGCTCAACAAAGTGTTAAAGCAAGAATCATTAATGATGTAGGTGTATTAGAAGCACAAAAACATGATTTATTAATGGCTTTATCTAATGTTATGCAGAAAACATCTGAAACTGCTCAAGAACTTGAAGAACAATATGGAAAGATTAATATTAATCTTGAAGATGGTTCTTATGAAGTTGTTGAAGTTGAAGAAGATACTGAAGAAGAAGTAGCAGAAGATAAATAAATAAACTTAATTCCTATGGCTAAATTAATTAGAAAAATAAGCATAGGAACTGACTATAAAAACGAAGCAATGCACTATTCCGTAGGCCAACAGGTCTACGGTGGACATTGTATCTCAAATATATTATTTGATCAAAAAGATAATTCATATAATATATATATTGAAAAAGATAGTGAAACCATACCTTGGAAAAAATTTAATTCCAATATGGCTATTTCAATTGAATACAATTTAGAATACTAATGCAAAGTTTATTTAATTTTATAGTACAACCAAAAAACGGAAGGTACGACAATGAAGTTTCTATAGGTGATAAAAAACTTATAGTAAACACTACAATGGACGATCATAAATATGTTAATCGTATAGGTATTGTAAAATCAATACCTAAAGTAGGTAAAACAAATATAAAAGTTGGTGATGAAGTAGTAGTACATCATAATGTTTTTAGAAGATTTTATGATGTAAGAGGTATAGAAAAAAATAGTGCTTCTTATTTTAAAGAAGATTTATATTTTTGTTATAATGATCAAATTTTCTTATATAAACAAAACAATGAATGGAAAGCTCCATTTGATTTTTGTTTTGTTAAACCTATAAAAGAAAATAAAAAACAACTTTTACAAGAAAATAAAGAACGTCTTGGTGTTGGTGTATTAAAGTATGGGAATAGTTCCTTAGAAGACTTTAAAATACAGGAAGGTGACCTAATTGGGTTTACACCTAACAGTGAATACGAATTTATCATAGATAATGATAGATTATATCGTATGAGAACTAATGATATTACAATTAAATATGAATACAAAGGAGACGAAGTTGAATATAATCCAAGCTGGGCAAGTGGCTGTGGACGAACTTATTAAAGTAGCTAAAGAACCTATTGTAGATTCAGAAGATGATATCTCTGCAGACAGATTAAAAAATGCTGCTGCAACAAAGAAATTAGCTATATTTGATGCTTTCGAAATACTTAAACGTATAAAAGAAGAAGAAGATATGTTAAATGAAAAACCTAAAAAAGAAGAAGTTAAAAAAGAAAAGTCTTTTAAAGGTTTTGCAGAAGGGAGGTCTAAATAATGTACGAACAAGATTTAGTAAAAATATTACCAGATTATATTAAACCTAAAGTTCTTAAAAGAATGAATAGGTATAATAAATGGGAATATGGATATAATGAAGAACATGATATTATAGTTATTAGTAAAACTGGTAGAATAGGTGAAATATATGAAATACAAAATCTTAAAATAGCCTTACCAGAATCTGAAAATATTTATAGTAGATCTAAAAAGAAAGAAGAACAATATTGGAAGAAGATAGAGTTACATAAAGATTTACAAAGAATAAAAACTATATTTGATTGGAAAGAATATCCAACTGAGTTTAAAGAAAAATGGTACGAATATATTGATGATGAGTTTAAAAAACGTGAAGAAGGATTCTGGTTTTATAATAATGGAAATCCTACTTATATAACAGGAACTCATTACATGTATTTACAATGGAGCAAGATTGATGTTGGAGCACCAGATTTTAGAGAAGCAAATAGATTGTTTTTTATATTTTGGGAAGCATGTAAAGCAGATGATAGATGTTATGGTATGTGTTATCTTAAAAACCGTAGATCTGGTTTTTCATTTATGGCTTCAGGTGAAGTAGTAAATTTAGCTACATTAGCAAGTGATTCACGATATGGAATATTATCTAAAACTGGTCCAGATGCTAAAAAAATGTTTACTGATAAAGTTGTTCCTATATCAGTTAATTATCCTTTCTTTTTTAAACCGATTCAAGATGGTATGGATCGACCTAAAACAGAGTTAGCATATAGAGTACCAGCTTCTAAATTAACTAGAAGAAAGATAGAATTAGGTACAAAAGAAAAAGAACTAGAAGGATTAGATACCACTATAGATTGGAAAAATACTGGAGATAATAGTTATGATGGTGAAAAATTGAAACTATTAGTACATGATGAAAGTGGTAAATGGGAAAGACCTAACAATATTTTAAATAACTGGAGAGTTACAAAAACAACCTTAAGACTTGGTAGTAGAATAGTAGGAAAATGTATGATGGGATCTACTAGTAATGCTTTAGAAAAAGGTGGTGATAATTTTAAAAACTTATATTATGAATCCGATGTTACTAAAAGAAACCGCAATGGACAGACAAGCTCAGGACTCTATTCTTTGTTCATACCTATGGAATGGAACTACGAAGGATACATTGATACTTATGGCGTACCTGTCTTCGAAACACCAAAAACAAAGACTTTTGGACCAGATGGATATCAAATTAAAATAGGTGTAATAGATTATTGGGATAATGAAGTTGAAGGATTAAAAAATGATCAAGATTCATTAAATGAATTTTATAGACAGTTTCCAAGAACTGAAAAACATGCTTTTAGAGATGAAACTAAACAATCATTATTTAATTTAACTAAAATATACGAACAAATAGACTATAACGAAGAAGTTAGAATGTCTGGACTTGTAACAAGAGGAAGTTTTCAATGGCGAGACGGCGTGAAAGATACATCTGTAGAATTTATGCCAAATAATAATGGTCGATTTAAAATTAGTTGGATACCAGAATTACAATTACAAAATAAAGTAATAGTTAAAAATGGTGTTAAATATCCTGGTAATGAACATGTTGGAGCTTTTGGCTGTGATAGTTATGATATATCAGGAACAGTAGATAGATTAGGCTCTAACGGTGCTTTACACGGTGTTACTAAGTTTTCAATGGAAGATGTACCATCTAATAGAGTATTTTTAGAATATGTTGCACGACCACAAACGGCAGAAATATTTTTTGAAGATGTTTTAATGGCTATTGTCTTTTATGGCATGCCAATACTTTGTGAAAATAATAAACCTAGACTTTTATATTATTTAAAACGTAGAGGTTATAGAGGATATTCAATGAATAGACCTGACAAAGTATGGAATAAACTATCTGTAACAGAGAGAGAAATAGGTGGAATACCTAATTCGAGTGAAGACATCAAACAGGCGCACGCTGCCGCTATTGAATCATATATAGAAAATTACATAGGACAAAAGGGTGATAGCTATGGTGATATGTATTTTCAAAGAACATTAGAAGATTGGGCAAAATTTGATATAAATAATAGAACAAGATTTGATGCTTCTATTAGTTCGGGTTTAGCTTTAATGGCTTGTAATAAAAACCTATATAAACCAACTCAAGAAAGAACAACAAAATCAATTGATCTTGGTATTAAAAGATATAATAATAAAGGAATAAGATCTCAAATAATATAAAAATGATTAAAAAAGGTATTAAAACCTCTTTCCCTAGTCAAGCAGTTAGCGATACGGAGAAAATGAGTTTAAAATATGGTGCTAAAGTTGGCGCTGCTATTGAGCATGAGTGGTTTAGTAACCACAGTGGTTCAGACAATCGTTGGTCTGTATATAAAGAATCTTTTCATTCGTTAAGATTATATGCTAGAGGAGAACAATCAGTTAGAAAATATAAAGATGAATTATCTGTAAATGGTGATTTATCTTATCTTAATTTAGATTGGAAACCTGTTCCAATTATATCTAAATTTGTAGATATTGTTGTTAATGGTATGGCTGATAGATCGTATGATATTAAAGCTTATTCACAAGATCCAGCTGCTATAAAAGAAAGAACTGATTACGTTGAAAATATTGTTTCTGATATGCAAGCTAAAGGTTTTAATGATCAAGTAGCCCAACAATTTGGTATTGATATGTATAAAACTGATCAATCTAAATTACCTGAAACATCTGAAGAACTAGAACTTCATATGCAACTTGATTATAAACAATCTATAGAAATAGCAGAAGAAGAGGCTATTAATAGTGTTTTTGATAAAAATAAATATGAATATATAGCTAAAAGAGTTAATAATGATTTAGTTGTTATAGGTATTGGTGCTGTTAAAAACTCTTTTAATAAATCAGAAGGTATTAAAATTGAATATGTTGATCCTGCTAATTTAGTTTATTCACCAACAGAATCTCCTTATTTTGAAGATATATATTATATTGGTGAAGTAAAAGATATTTATATAAACGAACTTAAAAAAGAATTTCCAGATTTATCAGATGAAGATTTAGAGAAATATAGAAATTTAGGTGGTTCACAAAGAAATACTTCTTCTATAGCTAAAAAACAAGATGATAATAACTCTGTTAAAGTTTTATATTTTGAATATAAAACATATATGAATGAAGTTTATAAGATTAAAAAGACAGCTTCTGGTGGTAATAAAGCTATTAAAAAAGATGATGGTTTTGATCCACCTAAAAATGAAGATTACGAAAAAGTAGAAAGAGTTATAGAGGTTATTTATGAAGGAACTAAAATTCTTGGTACTGGCTCAGAAGATATTTTAAAATGGGAACTTAAGAAAAATATGATAAGACCTAAAGCAGATACTACAAAAGCTGTTATGAGTTATAGTGTTTGTGCTCCTAGATTATATCAAGGTAGAATAGAATCATTAGTTGGTAGAATAACTGGTTTTGCAGATATGATTCAAATTACTCATTTGAAACTACAACAAGTAATGTCTAAAATGGTACCAGATGGTGTTTATTTAGATGCTGATGCACTTGCTGAAATTGATTTGGGTAATGGTACTAATTATAATCCAGCAGAAGCATTAAATATGTTTTTCCAAACAGGTTCTGTTATTGGTAGATCAATGACTCAAGATGGTGATATGAATAGAGGTAATATGCCTATTCAAGAATTAAATACTAGTGGTAAGGGTGGTAAAATACAAAGTTTAATACAAACTTACAATTATTATCTACAAATGATGCGTGATGTTACTGGTCTTAATGAAGCTAGAGATGGTACTATGCCTGATAAAGACGCTTTAGTTGGAATACAAAAAATTGCTGCAGCTAATTCAAATACAGCTACTAGACATTTATTACAATCTAGTTTATATATAACTTTAGCAACTGCTGAGTGTATTTCTATGAGAATATCTGATGTTATAGAGTATTCTCCTACAAAAAAATCCTTTATAAAAACATTAGGTAAGTTTAATGTTGGTACTTTAAAAGAAATGGCTAGTTTACATTTACATGATTTTGGTATATTTTTAGAATTAGCACCTGATGAAGAAGAAAAAGCTACATTAGAAAACAATATACAAATGGCTCTTCAACAGCAAAGTATTAATTTAGAAGATGCTATTGATATTAGAGAAGTAAGAAACATAAAACTTGCTAATCAATTATTAAAAATAAGAAGGCAAAAGAAACAAATACTAGATCAACAAATAGCTGAAAGAAATATACAAACACAAGCCCAAGCAAATGCTGAAGCTAGTGAAAGAGCTGCTGCTGCTGAAATGCAAAAAAATCAAGCCATGTTGGAATCTGATGTTCAAGTAGAACAAATGAAAGCACAGCTTGAGATGCAGAAAATGGAAAGAGAAGCTCAACTTAAAAAAGAATTAATGCAATTAGAGTTTGAAATGAATATGCAGTTGAAACAAAAAGAAGTTGAAGCTTTAACACAAAGAGAAAAAGATAAAGAAGATCGTAAAGATGAAAGAACTAAAATTCAAGCAACTCAACAAAGTGAGATGATTGAACAAAGAAAACAAGGTACCGCACCAAAGAATTTCGAATCAGCCGGATTTGATAATTTAGAGGGATTTGGTTTAGAGCAATTTGAACCAAGGTAAATTTTATTAATTATATAATATTATATTATGGCAAAAACTGAAAAACAAGAAGAAGAAGTTATTCAAGAGGTAAAAACAGAAGAAACAGTGCCTGTTGAAGAACAAAAACCCACTGAAGATAAAGTTTCTTATAGTGAGGTAACAGATGATGGAACTATAAAATTAGATTTATCAAAATTTAAACAATTTCAAGAACAAGAAAGTGAAACAGAAGATACTAAATCAGAAACAGATAAAGAGGTAAAAACTGGTATAGAAAAAGCTGTTGAAAAAGAAGAAGAAAAAGAGACTAAAGAAGTTAAAGAAGATTTAGTTCTTGAAGAAGTAACTGAAGAAGAAGTTACTAAAAACGAAATTACAGAAGTTGAAGACAACGTAGTGGTTGATGAAGTATCACCTTCACAACCGGAAGTTGTTATACCAGAAAACTTACAAGATCTAGTTAAGTTCATGGAAGATACAGGTGGTAATTTAGAAGATTATGTTAGATTAAATGCTGACTATTCAAATATAGATGATAATGCTCTTTTAAGAGAATATTATAAAAATACTAAACCTCATTTAGATATAGAAGAAATAAACTTTTTAATTGAAGATAGTTTCGAATTTGATGAGGAATATGATGAGCCAAGAAATATTAAAAAGAAAAAATTGGCTTTCAAAGAAGAAATTGTAAAAGCTCGAAAGCATCTTACTGGTTTAAAGGATCAGTATTACAAGGAAGTCAAGTTGGGTTCTAAGTTGACCAGCGAGCAGAAAGAAGCGTTAGACTTTTACAATAAATACAACCAAGAACAAGCTGCTAATAGTGAAATTCAAAAAAGACAGTTTGAACATTTTCAAAAATCTACTAACAACGTTTTCAGCGATAATTTCAAAGGTTTTGATTTTAACGTTGGAGAGAAAACTTACAGATACAATATTAATAATGTTCAAGATGTAAAAACTTACCAAAGCGACATAGTTAATTTCGTAGGAGAGTTCCTAGACGAAAATAGTATGATGAGAGACGCTAAAGGATATCACAAAGCTTTATATGCTGGTAGAAACATTGATAAAATTGTTAAACATTTTTATGAACAAGGTAAAGCAGATGCTATAAAAGAGACCAGTGTTAATGCAAAAAACATTGACATGTCTCCAAGAAAAGCTGCACCTGTTGTTGATACTGGTGGTGTAAAGGTTAGAGTATTAGGTGGCGATGATATTTCTGGGTTGAAATTTAAAATTAATAAATAACAACTTAAAAACAATTAAAAATGGGATTTAATACGTCTTTGGGGTTGGCTGGTTCATATGACCTAACAACTCCATCCCCAGTGGTAAGTAATAACAATTATATTGACTTTACTTCAACTGCAACAGCAGGCTGGGCACAACAATACATGCCAGAAGTTTACGAAGCTGAAGTTGAAAGATACGGAAATCGTAGATTAGGTGGATTCCTTAAAATGGTGGGGGCTGAAATGCCTATGGAATCTGATCAAGTTGTATGGTCTGAGCAAAACAGACTTCATATTGCTTTAAAAAGTTCAGGAGCAGCTGGTAGTACTACTAGTGTTCAATTAGAAGGTACAGGTGGTAATATATCACTTGGATCTGCTAACTCTAATCCATTTAGAGTAGGTAATACTGTAATCGTTACTGATGCAGCAACTGGACTTAAAACACTTAAGTGTTATGTTTCAGCTACGTCTGGAGTTGCTACTGATGCTGGTAGTAATAACATAACTATATTACCTTATACACAAAGTACTTTACTTGGTGATGATGGTAGTGCTGTAGTGTTTGCTGATAATGATCAAGTAAATTTATTTATTTACGGTTCTGAATTTGGAAAAGGTTCTGCTTCTATGGGAGATGGAACTAATTCAGGTACTGGTCTTAAAGCTGAGTTCCAACAGTATACTAATAAACCAATTATTATAAAAGATCACTTTAGAATTTCTGGTTCTGATACTGCTCAAATCGGGTGGGTTGAAACTACTGATGAAGCTGGTCAAGTTGGATATTCTTGGTATTTAAAATCTGCTGGTGAAACTAGAATGAGATTTGAAGATTATGTTGAATTAGCTATGGTTGAAGCTGTTGAAGTTACTGTAGGTGCTTCTACTGTTGATAGTACTATCGCTGATGCTAACGACGCAACTGGTTCTCAAGGTCTATTTGACGCTATTGAGAATAGAGGTAATATCTTTGAAGATCTAGCTTCTTTAGCTGATTTTGATTTAGTACTTAAAAATCTTGATAAGCAAGGTGCTATCGAAGAAAACATGCTTTATGTAAATAGAGATTTAGCTCTTACAATCGATGATATGGTTGCAGGATTAAACTCTAACTACCAAGGTGGTGCTTCTTTCGGTGTATTCTCTAACAGTGCTGATATGGCGCTTAATTTAGGTTTCTCTGGATTTAGAAGAGGTTCTTATGACTTCTATAAATCTGATTGGAAATATCTAAATGATGCTGCTGGTAGAGGTGGTTTCGGAGATATCTCAGGTGTTTTAATTCCTGCTGGTGTATCATCTGTATATGATGAGAACTTAGGAAGAAACATGAAGAGACCTTTCTTACATGTAAGATACAGAAAATCTGCAACTGATGACAGAAGAATGAAATCTTGGGTTACTGGTTCTGTAGGTTCTGCTTCTTATAGTGGTACTGATGAAATGCAAGTGCATTATCTATCTGAGAGATGTTTAATTACTCAAGGTGCTAACAACTTTGTGTTATTAAAAGAATCATAATTATTAACTTTAAAACTAAACAAAATGGATAAATATTTATTTTTTACAGATGGAGATACTGTTGATGCATCTGGTGATTTAGCTTGCTATCCTTTAAGTTCTTTTTTAGGATTTAAAGTTAGTGCTTCTGATACTGTATCTTTGGGTATGCAATTTGTATCATGTGTTACTGGTCCTGGTGCTACTACAGAAATAGACACTGTTGATCTAGTAATTACTGCTGCAAAACATAAGAAAGTTATCGAATCAATTACTAAAGCTATTAACGCTGCAAGTTTTGATGATAATAGCGGTCTTATCGTTGTTTGTGACGCTTTGAATTCAGTATTTGCTGATTCAGACATCACAGGCTGTGCAATAACTCACGACTCATAAGTCAATCAATAATTAAAAGCAAAAGGGGCTTCGGCCCCTACGCTTTTATTTTTTAAACTATTTAATTATATTATATTATGGAAACGAAAGTTCAAAAGCCTAAAAAGGCTAAAAAAGAAAAAAAAGAAGAGGTTATAGAACCTCAAACCCCTAAATGGGAGATTAAAGATAGACAGTATTATATAAAAGGTTTAGGTTCTCCTTTAACCTACGTATTACAGTCTAAATCAACAAGAAAAAAACCACTATTATGGTGGGATGAGGAAAAAGGTGTCAATAGAGAAATGAGATACGCAAGTAATCAAAATTCTATTTTTATGGACGAACAAGATAGTAATGCTATTTTAGAACATATTATTTTCGAAGACGGTGTTCTATTTGTTCCTAAAACAAATCAACCTTTACAAAAACTATTATCATTGTATCATCCTAAAAAAGGATATGTATATGAAGAAAAAGATCATATCGCTGAAGCTAAAGAAGAGTTAGTTAGTATTGAAACAGAAATGGAAGCTTTAAATACAGCTGTTTCTATTGAAATTGAACAAGCTGAAGCAATACTAAGAGTTGAATTAGGTTCTAAAGTTAATAATATGAGTTCTTCTGAATTAAAAAGAGACTTATATTTATTTGCTAGAAAAAATCCTGTTTTATTCTTAGATTTAGTACAAGATGAAAATGTTATACTTAGAAACTTAGCTGTTAAAGCTAAAGAAATGGGTGTGATTAAATTGTCACAAGATCAAAGAAGTTTCTCTTGGGGATCTAATGATAGAAAATTAATGGAAGTACCTTTTGATGAAAATCCATATTCAGCATTTGCTGCATGGTTAAAAACAGATGAAGGTGTTGAAGTTTATAAATCAATACAAAAAAGAGTAAATTAATAATAAGTAATCACGGCCCTTTAATTAGGGCCAGTGATTATAACAATATATAAAAATGGCAATATCAGTAGATACAGTATATAAAAAAGTATTAGCTATACTTAACAAAGAATCTAGAGGATTTTTAACTCCAGATGAATTTCAAAGAATTGGATCTCAAGTACAACTTGATTTACTAGATAAAGCCTTCCATGATTATAACAGAGCTGTTTTTAAAGAATCAATGGGAAGAGGCGGTCAAGGATATGCTGATATACCAAAAAAGATACAGGATCGTATAGATCCATTTTACGCTACAACATCTGTAGCGTTAACAAGTGGTGTGGGAACACTTCCTACGTATTACAATATAATCAGTGTTTCTACAGATAGTAGACAAACTGATATAGAAAGAGTGGAAAAAGCAAAACTTAGCTTTTTATTATCTTCTCCACTAACAACTCCATCAACTACATTTCCCGTATATTATATAACAGGAGCAACATTAACTATAAATCCTAGTAGTTTAACTAGTGTTGATATAGATTATGTATCTGTACCAGATAGTCCTGTATGGAATTATACCACAGATAGCAATGGCGCACTTACATATACAGCTACTGGATCAACTGATTTTGGTTTACATCCTTCTAGTGAGGTTGATTTAATATTAGGCATACTTAGATATAGTGGAGTAATAATAAAAGATCCAACTGTTATACAATCAATTGGTCAAGAAACAGGATTAAAAGTTCAACAAGAAAACGCGTAGTAAATGGGATTATTAGACAATCAAACACAAGAAATATATTACACCGGTAGTCAAGTATTTATAGTAACAGCGGCTTTAACGGTAGGAACAAACGACACGTATTCTTTAACACAATTAGAAGCTCAATACGGTAGTAGTTTAACAGCTTCTGATATAAGAGTTTATGTAGAATCTGGTAATTCAGATTATACTAATAGAGAAATATTTGATTTTACTGTAAGTGATAGCGTTTTAACATTGTTAACAGCTGGTGCTGCAGGTGGTGATGGTGATCAAGCTTTTGATGAATTATCTGAATTAAGTACTGAAGGTGAACTTAGAATAGAATTAAGACATCATTCTTTTGGTGGATATAGACATGCTTCTTTGGCAGATATAGTTAATAGCTTTATGGTTGGTTATGTTGGTGATGGTAAGTTAATAACAAATGTTGCTAAATCTGATGTTTTGTTTCACGCGAGAAGAGGTATAGCTGAATTTAGTTATGATATACTTAAAACAGTTAAAGTACAAGAAGTTGAATTAAGTACAGCTTTAACAATACCAATGCCACAAGATTATGTTAGTTATATTAGACTTTCTTTTATAGGTAGTGATGGTATAAAAAGAATAATACAACCAACAAGATTAACAATAAATCCAACAGAAGCCCCTGTACAAGATAACGATTATAATTATGTTTATGATAATGATGGTAATATTGTAACTGGTGATTCTTATACAGAAACAAAATGGCAAAATTATGATACTGATAATATAACTGGAAATATTAATTCTGATGATGATTATTTTGTTGGTAGAGACGGTAGATTAGAATATAGTTTTGGAGGAAGATATGGATTGGAGCCAGAACACCAACAAACAAATGGTTATTTTACTATAGACGAAAGAACTGGTAGTTTTGCTTTTAGCAGTGATTTATCAGGAAAAATAATTACAATAGAATATATATCAGATAGTTTAGGTACAGATTCTGAAATGAAAGTACATAAATTTGCTGAAGAAGCTTTATATAAGCATATTGCTTTTAATGTATTAGCTACTAAAAGAAACGTTCCTGAATATATCGTTCAAAGATATAAAAAAGAAAGAAGAGCCGCTATTAGAAACGCTAAATTAAGATTATCTAAATTAAATATTCAAGAAATGGCTCAAGTAATGAGAGGAAAAGGTAAACATATTAAAAACTAGTATAAATGGCTAAGATACAAAACAGCTTTCTAAAAGGTAAAATGAATAAAGACCTTGACGAAAGGTTGGTGCCAAAAGGTGAGTATCGCGAGGCACAAAACATATTGATTACGCAATCAGAAGGATCTGATGTAGGTGCTATTGAAAATATATTAGGTAATGCTTTATCTAGAGCAGATAATTTTGCTATTAAATTCGAAGATGCTGAAACAATAGGTTTTTACGCTGATGTTTTAAATAAAAGAGTTTTTTGGTTTATAACTAATTTTACTGGAAATACTAATGATATAAGATCAATGTCTAGAGCATCTGTATCTGATACATGTAAAATATTAATGATAGACTTAAGCAATGAAGCCTCTCAAATAGTAACTTTAGTTGATGGAAATTTTTTAAACTTTAGTAAAGACCATTTAATAACAGGTGTTAATTTAATAGATGATTTACTTTTTTGGACAGATGATTATAATCAACCTAGAAAAATAAATGTTACAAAAGCTATAGCGGATTCGTCTTATTATACAAAAGAAGAGCAAATATCTGTAGCTAAAGTAGTTCCTTACTTAGCACCGATACTACACGATAACGATGGTAATGGAGATGAAACCACTTTAACAAACGACGAAGATAATATAACTTCAGATTATTTAAAAGATAGATTTGTAAGATTTTCTTATAGATATAAATATGAAGATGGTGAATATACTACTATGGCACCATTTACTCAAATAGTTTTTAAACCTTTAAATAACGGCCAAATAGACAATGTTTTAAATTCAGCTATGGATACTACAGATGTACAAGATGTGTATTCTAAAACAATAGTTGATATAATGAAAAATAATTATAACAAAGTTGAATTAAGAATACCTCTTCCAAGTGATGAAGAAATAATATCACCACCAGATTCAGCTAATGGTTATGGATGGGATAATGAGCTTAGAATAGAAAAAATAGAGATATTAATAAAAGAATCTGATCAAGATGTTGTAAAAGTTATAAAAGAAATAGATGTAACTGATAGTAGTGGTAATTCATTAACTAGCTTTTTAAATAATATAGAAACATATACCTTATCTCCAGATCAAACATATCATAGATACGCATATAAATTTACTTATAAATCTGAAGAACCATATAAAATATTAGAAGATAAACAAATTACTAGAGTTTTTGATCAAGTTCCTTTAAGAGCTAAAGCTCAAGAGATATCTGGTAATAGAGTTATATATGGTAATTTTACGGAAAACTATAATTTACCAGTTGATAGTAATGGTAAAACAGGCATAAACTATGTAATAAATAATATTACTAAGGGAGATGTAGAGAGAATACAAGAAGATAGTTATATTAGATATGAAAATAATAAAAATACTTATAAATATAATTCTTTAAAACAAAGAAGAAAATATCAAGTAGGTATTATTTTAGCTGATAAATTTGGTAGACAGTCGCCAGTTATATTATCAACTGATGAATCTGATACTATAACAACACCAAATGTATCTCAGGATTTATTTGATAATTACTTGTCATCTTATAGTTGGTCTGAAAACCATTTAACAATTGGTAAAGGTTTAAGTATTAAGTTTCAAGATAATAATATAACAAATAATGTTTATAATGGTGATATTAATCACCCAGATTATAATCCTTATGGTTGGTATTCTTGGAAAATAGTTGTTAAACAGAAAGAACAAGAATATTATAATATATACACTAGCCATCCGGCTGATCACTGGAACAACGAATCTAATAGCCATGATGAGGTTTTAGGTTATACTTGGATTAGTTTATATGGAGATAATATAAACAAAGTACCAAAAGATGTTGGCGAAACTGGTGATGTAAGAGAGAATGTAGCTGGTTCTGATATTAAATTATTCCCAAAAGTTATAATTGATGAAACAGATATTACCCAAACAGGTAATAATTTATCCACTTTTGGTGATGAGAATCAAAATCCGTTAGAAGTTATGACGGTTGGTACAGCTAGAGAACAAGGTATACTAACAAGGGATGATAGAGATAAAGATAGGGTTCATGATTTTGTAATGTCTAAAAGAAACCCATTAATGGCTCAATTAGAATCAATGGGCACTAATAATAGAGTTAATTATAAAATTGATGTTGATGTATTAGAAGAAAATAATGAAGATAAATCTTATTTTATAATTGGTGATGGTAATGATATAAATCCATATATAAGAGTTGGACAAGAAGTTTCTTTAAGAATTGAAAACAGAGCTAATAAACATACAACTAATCTTGGTAAAAAGATATTTGATGTTAGAGTGGACCATGACGAACAAAGAGATTGGGATTCAAAAACAATAGTATTAGACGGTGATGAAATAGGTGGTCCTGCTTTTGGACATGGAAGAATTAAAGTTGGGCAAATAATAGATTATAGAGTAAATCCATTACCATCTTATTCACAATCTATAGCGAGTGTTTCAACTACTACAACACATAGTAGTGGTAATGCTATAACAATTGATGAACCAAATTCTGTTATAACAAATTTAATTAATGCTGCTGATCAACTTTTAGATAATGGTTATTGGACAACAATACCTATAACAGGTACTAATATTCCAGCTGGAACATTTATTAATATATCTGAAACAGCAGATGCGTTTCAAGCTGGTGTTTGGATAATATATCTTGAAGGACCAGATAGTGATTTTACAAGTAGTATTAGTGGTACTTTAACAATTGGTAATCAATCTCAATCATATGCAAGTGCTGAAAAAACAACTGCTACTATAGAAGAACATGGAGACCACTTTGTTGTAAGAAGACCAATACTTCAAAAAGTAGAAACAAATATAGCTGACACAAGAACAATACTTCATTTTGATAGAAGAGTTTTTCCAGAAGGATCTGTTAATCCATCAGGCGGTAATGAAGAATTAGCTTTATATGATCCTTTATTAATAAAATCTGTTGAAACAATAACAAAAGTTGAAGGCGATCAAATAAAATATTATCAAGAAATAAAATTAGACCACGAATTAGAATTAGGAGGTGGTACATCTGATAGTCCTAGTGAATTAGTAATACAAAATTTAGAATCTGAACCAATAGCTGTTGATAGAGGATTAACTGTTTTAGAAACAAATCCTATAGAATCTAAATTAGATATTTTCTATGAAACATCTACTAGTGGTTTAGTTAAAGATTTAAACTTATATACACCTATTGGAACGGATAAAGAAATTGAAATATCATACTTTAATACTTTTATATTAGCTGGTGGAGGTACTTATAATACAAATGTGCCCGGTAAATGGCATGTAGAAGAATCTAGAATTAAAGGTGGTTTTAATGATAAGTCTGTTGATTTTGGTGTTAGAGCTCATTTAGTAGACGACGAATATGCTCAAAGAATCAGAGGTAATGCTTTAATACACTCGGGTATATTTAATGCTAAAACAAAAGTAAACGAAACAAATCAGTTTTCCATAGGTGAATCTATAACTAAAGCTGTAGATATACAAAACGGTAGTATACAAAAATTATATGCTGAAGACACAAACTTAATTATATTTCAAGAAAACAAAGTTAGTAGAGCATTAATAGATAAAGACGCCATCTTTACAGCAGAGGGTCAACCATTAACAACTGCTTCTAAAATTGTTATAGGACAAGTAGGTGCTTTTGCTGGTAAATATGGTATAAGTAAAAATCCAGAAAGTTTTGCAGTATATGGTAATAGAAAGTATTTTGCTGATA